CGGTATAATCACCCTGTGTATCGATCTCGTCTGGCTCGTAGACTATGCCTCCGACTATCTGTTCCTTTTTGTCGATCTTGATTATCCTAAACTCCGTCTTCTCTACCTTACCCTTCATTGACGTTCCACATTCCGGGCATTTTATCTCTGCACAGGCCACTCCACGCTCGTGCTTCTGCTCATAGCCACACTCTGGACACACACACAAACCGGCACCGCCTATGCCTTGACGCTCACCTCCAACACCCTGCCCTTCGCCAAGTGCTTTCTCTGTTTTCGCCTTATGCTCTTTTATCCAAGCCCTCGCCGATGCCATTGTCCAGGATTTCTTCTTTTTATCAAACAGATATGTGCGGATCTTCTTCACCTTGCCACAGTAGAGTGCTTTTATGCCCTGACTTTCGTCTATGGTTATCGTGGCCGTTACTTCACAGTCATCACCTACAGGAATCCTTATTGTATCATCCGTTTCCTCTGGCTTTTTTATAGTGAATGATTTCTTTAATTTACCACTCGCTCTAAGCGCTTTCCTTTCTTCTTTCCATGCCTCCTCATCGTCATATTCATGCTTCTCATACCATGTGCCCGTCATATTGCAGACTTTACCTACTGGCTCATCATCTCCACATATAAGACACCTTGGATGTCCATTCGGATGAGTAAATTTCGCTGCTTTGAATTCATGGGGCTTACTTGCTATTGGTAGCTTTTGATTCTCTCTGATTTTTTCTGTCTCCGTATTGTATTCTACCCATTGCGGTGCCGATAACTTCCGGATATCCTCTTCCTTTGCCACATTAACCTTCTCAATTTCATCATGAGCCTTCAGGATCAGATCAAAGACAGGGATATATGAGCGGTCAGGGCCATGAGGCTCGTAAACGAATACCGGCTCCTTCCTTGTCTGGTTCTTTATCAACTGCCCTATAACGCCCTCGAATTTCTCGCTGCGGTTCTCCTCCTTATTCTTGATGACGACCTTTATCTTACCAGCCTTTGTGGGTGAGCTTATGAAATCACCACTTATACTCACATAGTCGGGTATCACCAGCATATCGTTCAGCATAGAGATGTCTAGCCCGTACATAACGCTCTTGAACAGTGTCCTCCCGAGCTCCTGGTCTATAGGCTGATGAGGGGAAGATTCAATCCCTCGGTCATTCAACTCTTTACGCAACAGATTGTATTTGGCCATGAACTCCACACGTGCCATACCTGCGGCTTTCTGCAGGTTGTATTTAATGAAATACTTATCGTATATATTGATGAACCGGGTACGCAATTGTCGGAGGTCTATGACATCAAGCTTCTCAAGCTCCTTCTTATTAATCTGTTCTATCAGTATGTTTCTTTTCCACATTTCAATCACCCTCGTTTATTCTTGCTTTATTTATTCTTATCATTTCACCTCTTGATGTTTACATGCAGGGCAATGCCACATAGCCTTGCGTCCGCAACACCTTCGTCTTAATACCATCGCCACACTGCATTTCGGGCATGGCTTACTTTCTGTTGGTTGCGTTGCCATTATATCACCTCCAATGCTTGGGTGAACACCCGTAGGGAATTGTCCGTTATTACCATTAAGTCGTTATCACTTTTAGGTGTCATCACTATCTCTTTGAAGGCTGGGATTGCTTCCTCCGCAGCCTTCTTTGATCGGAGCACTTCCTTCGAATGGACCATATGCCACGCCCCCGTCACCCGCAGGTGTCCGACTGCTACGAGTTGGTAGACTTTCATTTTGATATCATTTCCTTTCTGGCAAATCGCATCATTGTCTCCATGAATTTTCTTGTTACTCTTTCCTTTCCATCCAGAACTCCTGGGCAATGTTTATCACAATAAGCCTCCCATCGCTTTATGTACGCATCTTCCTCTTCTTTATTTCCAAGGACTCCACTAAACATCAGACCAAAAGAAAGCGTTGTGAAAATATAAGGCATTTCTTTAAAAAATGTCCTTCTGTCCATGTCTAATTTAGCGCCTTTTTCTAAATAATCCATCCTCTCAGGCTTGATACGTCTTGATTTTTTCATATTACCTCCAGAGCCTCCACGAATATCCGCAGAGGATTGTTTATTATTACCATGCAATTCCTCCTATTGTTTTTCCGTGAAAACAATTTTCCCATCCTTGTAAATCGCCACTGGCTTTCCTTTGTGGTCTATGAATAAAGCCGAATTTTCAGGAAGCATATCGTCTTTAATTATTTTCATTCCAAACTTTTGCCGAAAAATTTCGAGAACCTCCACTTTGATATTCTTTGTTGATGATAGGAATTTTTGAAACCTCTCATAAACATCTTCGGAAGCAATCATAAAATCAAAATTAGGCAGGCCATTAATATCTATCATCCTTTACAATTCCTCCCGTTGGTAGACTTTCATTGTATTTTCTTAATCACTCCCTTTTTTCTTCTTTTTCTTATGCCAGATATTCTTACCTTGTCTCCAACTTCAAAATTAGAAGTATCAATCAACCTAAACCTGATAAACTCTTCTTTAAGGAACATCTTCTTTGAGAATGCGAACTTCATCATCATATCACCGCCACCCAAGTCCCCTCGCACCCAGGATGTTCCAAAAGAACGCCCTCGGCTTCGGCTATCGTATAAATCTGGCCATCATGTTCTGCACAGATATCGCAACAGTCAGGGTCTTCGATTCGCTCCAGCTCTTTTATGCCCATCTGGTCATAACCTTGACGCTGGCCTTCGACGAGCGAATTGCCTGTCTCTGTGCGTGCTATCATCGTTGCTCTATCCCTATGCAACCGCCTCGCATAAACCTCTGCCATCTCTCGCTGTACCTTAGCCGTATATTCTGGCCTGTCCAGGATAAGCCTCTCATGGTAGTTAGCTACGGCGAAGATATTCTTTTCTGTCAAGCCAACAAGTGGTCTCAATTCTCTGGCTATCGTAGGGACGGACTTACCCGCATTCACGCCATCGGCGATATACGCTCTTATGCCACTCATTGTTTCTTTAGTAATCTGAGTTACAAGCTCTGTACTGTGTTTATTAGCCCAAGCCACGGCCTCGACACCTATCGGATCGAACCGCTCCTGTTTCCTCACGAGCTTTCGAGGCATGACAGAGTTCCCGCCGTTCGTCAATACCTCATGCAGTGTCGGCTTCAGGGTAATAACGCCCTCGGACTTTATCTTATCCCAATCGGTTATGCTCTTTGTCTTAGCCGTTGGAGTGCGCCCTCTCATGTGTCCTAGCCCTGACTGTATAGTCTTTATAGACCACGCCATCCACTCCTTCACTTTCGGCAATAGTATCTTCTCGTTCATTGTGAGTAATCTGCGGTAATTAGAGTGAGCACGACGGCGACGGCTCGCTTTTGACAGAATGATAGATATCGCTATGTCCTGAATCTGTTCAGGCGTTGCTGGAATTGGAGGGTCATACCTCAAAGCCCACGACCTCCACCGCCCCTGTTCGGATTGCCTCGTGGGAATTCATATTTTGGCATAGTTATCTTCTGTCCCTGTCCTTGCCTCTTGGCTTCCTCCTGCATCTTCTTTTGAAGCTTTTCATTATCCTTGATTTCCTTTTCCGTGACCTCCCGCATGAACGCTATGTTTGATTCCTTCCATATAGGCACGACGATGTTCATGCCTTGCCTATCCTTCATCATGATGACACCGTTGCTGAAGATTTCATCATATTCCTTTACCGACTCATCCTTAATCTCACCAGCGACGATGAGATTTATTTGCGGCTCTTTTAAAGCGATATATATTGGCATTATGCCTCCTTTTTAATTGAATCAAAATTCATATAGTCTGAAATAAAAAGCCCCTCCTCATCTGGGACGCTAACCCAACCTTTGCCTTTGCAGCCATGACATTTTTTATTATAATAAGTAAATTCGCTGTCTTTAATTTCCACTACTCCACAACCTAAACATATTGGACATGTTACGGCTTTCATTTACGCCTCCTTTGTTTTTTGCGTCGGCACAGTTCTTGCCTTTTCTATGAATTCCATGAACTCCAGCTTCGCCCTCATCAGCCTCACGGTGATTATAGCTTCAACTTGTTCTAAGTCACCCTCTAAATCTTCTGGCATGAATACTATTTTCATGCTTAGCATGTCCATGAATTCACGCCTCCTTCTTGCTTTGCATAATTTCATATTTCAAGCGTATCTTTACTTCTGTTTCATTTTTATTCAAATCCATTGTCTTCTCAACGATTATCCCCCCTATCGGGAGGTCTACTATCCCTTTGATTTTGAACTGAAATATTTCGTCTATTTTTTTATCATCCATCAGCTACTATTGTAAGCATGGAACTTGTCAAGCAGGAATGACCTGACGTACGCTTTCTGTTCCGAGGTCATGTGCATCTTACCTTTGAAAAGACTGTCAAGTTGGTCTTCATGCCACGTCCAACCGAATGTCGTAAGCTCGGTTGCCAACACCGCATTGGTATAGGCGTTCTTAGCCTTATACATCCGCAGCATGTCGATTTCGCTACCTATGCTTGGAAAATTCATTTTATTGCCTCCTTTATAATTTCTTTATCTATTTTTTCACCCCAATCTTTCAGCCTTTTGTTTATCCATTTCCTTACATACAGTTCTCGAAACCTCTTGAGCCTTAATATTTCTGCTAAAAGTGGAGAACATTTGAATATAAATCCTTTGGGCTTATATACAATAGCTTTCATTTCTTCGCCTCTCCCTTAGCAATCTTTATAATCTGAGCAGCCAACTTAGGCTTACCCTTGACTATCATCTCGACAGCCTTCTCTACCGCAGCCATCTTCTCTATTGACTCTTCGCCTACATCGATAAGTGTCGAACTTACATAATATCTGTTACCCTCTGGATATGGTTTCTTGCCTTGATGCTTCAATATCTGGTTTGGCGTAAGAGCGCCTATGCCGAAATATATCAGATCACGCGCTGCTTCTGCATCCAAATCACGCAGGTCTATCTCATTGAGATTGAATCGATAGTTCTCACATTTGAGCCCGTCATGGAATATATCCTTTGTTATTATGCGCTCGACGACCTGTTCAAGTGGCGTAATGACTGAGGCGGCATATATCTTGGTTGATTCCGATGCTGTAGATCCTCCCAGTGATCCGACTTCCGCTTTTCCTATCCTATACGGTGGCATCTTGTAGACCATAAGGACTTCATCACCCAGGCTTTTCTGGTAGAGCTTGAATGAGCCTTCCTTAACCTCAATCCCCAGCTTTATGTACTCGAATTGTGAATCCTTGTGCGGATGGATACACATGGTCTTATGCGAGTTGTCAGCACCCTTGAGTTCCACGTCTATAAAATCGGATATCTGCTTCGCCGTATCCTTCGACCAGCGACCTCTGAGGATTATCAGAGCGGCCGGTATCCCGTAGTTCTCGAAGAATGCAAGATTGAAATCCCGAACGCCTATCAATCCCATGACCGCACCTATTGAGCTTAGTATGTTCGGTGCGCCGTAGTAGTCCGACTGTGGGTAATAGTTCCTGTAGTAAATAAGTTCGTTAGCACGTTCAATCTTCTTTGTTTCATCCTCTCTCTCTACAACCTCTTGCTCTTTCGTCACATCATTCCCGGTCTGTGCGTCTATCTGCCCTTCGACTCCGAATTTCTTGAACCATACCTGCTTATCGCCTCGCTTCTGACAGAACTTCTCATAGTCCTTGTGGACGTAGAATGTCTGTGCCGGGACGTGCCACATACCGTTGACGATCTGCTTGTCATCCCTCGAAACCTCCCAGCCCCACCAACCGATGAGGCCCCAGTCAATGAGTCCACGCTCAAGAGTCTCCTCGAAAGTCTCATCGCGGTCGCCACCGCTGTTCTCAATAAACTTAAGGATAGCATCCTTCTCCGCGTTATTTTCCTTCTTACCCTCGATGAGCTCGATCTTCCAACCCTGTCCGATGACGTCCTTCGCTATCTGCTTGACGCAGGCATCAAAGTATCCGCAATTATCCTTGAGCGTCAACAGGTTCTTAGCCTCGAATGGATAGGGGATGAGACCTTGCTCTGCTACCCACTTCTGTTCCGCCTTTAGTTGCTTCGATTCAGCCTTCTGCTTCTTCTGTGTGTCGGCCTTCATGATAGAGAATGGGAATATCCCCTTTGATGTCTGTACCCAGACCGAACTCTCTGCCCAGCTCTCCTCGTCAAAATTCTCTATATCTTGCCTTGCTCTTATTGGTTGTTTTACTCTTTTAGGTGCTGGCATTTTATTTCCCCCTATACCACCCAACTTTCATCATCTCTCTCCTCCTCCTTTCCCACCACCGCGGGAATCCTATCCAACGCCTCACCGTAGACGAACCTGTTCTGGGAATGCTCCTCGAACCCCATTGCCAAGAGTTTCGCCCTCATTGCTTCCTCTGAGTGCGACATATTCTTCGCAAACATGGCCAGCGACAGGAATCCACTGTCCTCTATTCGCTTTATCGCAGCCTGCCTCACATCATCATCCTCTATTGGCTTTACGTCAATGGGTTTAGTCTTTGTCGTGACCGTCCAAGCAGGCTCTAGTTCCAAGAGTCGTTCTCTGAGGTGTGTGAAGACGGGATATCTCACGGCATCCGGGCAATGGTCTCTGAACTTGACCGGCTCCTCCCGCACTCTCCCATCCTTATCGACCTTGCGCTTGTAGCCACGCATTTCCGATACCAGCTTTGTGTACTCGATTTTTGTATAGAGCTTGAAGCGGTTGACAAGGTCTATACCATCAAGTACCGACTTCTTGCCCTTAAACGACGGTTTGATATTGAATCCTGCCTCATACGCCTCCTCTATCCTGTCCGGCTCTGCAGCATCAGCATATATTTCCCTATCTCTATGCTCTTCCGATATCTCCTCCTTCATCCTATCTATGAACTGCGAGTTCGTCAAGTGAGTCTCATGTATCAACTCTGTCAGGTAGAGCGACATGTTCTCCATGTCAATCCCCAGCTTTATCAATACGCTCGGATTGATGAAACCGTAGTCCACGCCGTATATCGTCTCTCTGCATTCCGGGAACTCCGTGACAATCTCTATCTCGTAGATCCGCCCCTTCAATTTAGCGTACTTACCGAGCCTGTATATCCTATAATAAGTATCGTCTTGGCTCTCCAGGCCATCTAAGACGGCTATATCAGCCTCCTGCGCAAAGGGATTGTCATCAACGGTAGAGTGGATGACCTGGACGTCAGCCTGTGGCTTGAGCTTCTCGTTTATATAGCCATACTCATCTACTGGATTGTAGGAAAGATACATCGTATTTGGCTCGTCTGGACTAGTCTTTGCCCTGTTGCATTTCCTCAAGTTTATAAAATCGTCCCATGTAAATTCATTAGCCTCTTCAAGCCATTCATAGTTGAACTCCGCCGACTTTATCTTCTCAGGATCATCGATACTCGTGAATAACATGAAGTTGTTATTCGCCGAATTGTAGAGAGTACGCTCTGACTTGTTATGAATTAAGCGGCCGTAATAGCCATAGTCCTTCATAAGCTCAATTATCAGCCTATATGCTGTTATCCTCAAATGAGGTAGCGTTTTCCTGCAAACTAAGAACGATTTATCCCTCTCATTGTTGAATTTGTATATGAAAAGCTGCGCCAACGAGTACGATTTCGATGAATCAGCACCGCCCTCATTCAGGATGACCGGTTGTGTAGCCTTTAGGTTGCGGGTGAATACATCGGTTACTTCGATTTGACGTTTCTGGGGTTCAACCTGTGTTTGGCTCATTTTTCCCTATACAAAGCAACCTTGTTTTTCTCTAGCCATTCATAGAAAGCGAAGGTCATCTTAATAATTGGCATTGGCTTTTTTAAAATATCATCTTTATCGGCTACTCTTAATTTTGGGTGTATAGGTATTTCTATTCTGGGCTTGAATATTGCAAGATCATACGAAGCCCTGAAACCCTTGCTGTCTTCTAATATTGCTATAATCATTTCTTATTTGCCTCCACTGATGGCAGAGGAGGCGTAGGCTTAGGTGGCCTTCCTTTAATAAATCTATGATTGATAAAAAATTCACTTGCTATGGATTTTGTAGGAGCACAGGTTTTGCATAAAAAATACTTCCTGCCCATCCCATTATAATAAGGGCCAGCCACGGCATACCATCCCCATTCTCTACGGAAATCCTTATCACACCCACAACATTTAGTCCAAAAGAATAAAGGAAAGTGCTTGTATAAATATGGATATTTTGTTATGTGGTCTCTTTTCATTCCTTCTTCTCCATTATAGCTCTTTTATCCCATAGTTCATCCTTTCGACTCAATAAATTAGGTAAAGTATCAGCACCATTCCACCGATATAAACCATTCGGAATTACATCTCTTCCTAAAG